TTTTTTTTTTTGCAATGCTAAATCTACACTACACTTACTCTAATTTAATCACAAGAACAACTGATTTAAAACTAAATTAGAAATCAAATTAAAATTGATCAAGCCACATCCTCTTCATTGATTCATAAGGTGGTAGGATGCAACATTTGCCCACGTCCGTGGACCGCACTATCTCACAGAACTCATTATATTTTGTTCTGCCAGAGTGCCAAACTAGATCAGCCAAAGAGCGCACATGTTCTTGAGTATGCGCTGGGTTTCTTGTCCATCTAAGGGATTCCATTATCTCTTGCCAGTCAAATTCTGGGTGTATTAAAAAAGGATAATGCTTTGCTGGTCTAAACTTTCTCTTCAAAAATGTAACTTCTTCCCAAGTCATTGGCTTGAATTCGGCACTTTTATCTGGTGGTGTCATTTTCAATCCATACTTGGATCCGGCCTCTGCCAGGAGCTTTGCATCAAGCTGGTAGGGATAGGTGCAGATCACATCATCACCATAAGCAATTATTCTCAACTCTTCAAGATTTATTCCCTTGTACACGTCCAGAACACATGTCATAATTATCACATTATTAATGATGGAGTTGAAGATACTGGTGCCTGAGCAGCCCGAAGGCATCCCTCCTTCAACAGTGTATTCTATTCCTTTGTATATGTGTCTGGAATTCACAATGTGATCAATTGGTCTCAATTCTTTAAATCCAAATCCCTTCAAAATTTCCTTTAGACATTCAAACCACACAACATGCAAAGATGCGTCATAGTTCGAATAGTCGAAGGCAACTATCTGTCCGTCCATTTCAGCACGGAACTTTGTCCAATGGATATCTGGGTTGCATCCCACAGCACAACCCGTGTACGGTCCTGGGTTGGAATGGTAAAATGCAAACAAGTTCCCATAGGTCATTTTCATTCTGATTGTATCATTCATTGAAGAGCACTCAATCAACCGGGTCTTCCCCTTCCGCACTTTTTCAAGTGGTCTCAGTTCATCTTTAAGGTAGGTGGTAAATGGGAGATCAACTCCATACACCTCCATGCACTTCTGCAATCTCGACACATCCCTGGTTATAGGGTCCAGAATGTCTCTTTTCTTTATTCCCTTGATATTATATGGGAATCCTGCACTTGTGTTTAAGTCTAATCCATCTAGATTCTCAATCCCATATGCAGCCTCTTCCAGTGTTAACTGGTCAGTCACATTGTCTGGAAGCAGTGGTTTAACTTTGGAAATGTACCAGTTAACCGCCTCTCTCATGTTGTTGGTCATCTCCATTGGTTCCTCTTTGTTTTCATACTTAGAGAAGGTCGCCTCAAACAGATTGACTTCCAATCTTGGATCATTTTGCCTTAAGGCGGCAGGCTCCTTCGTCCCAGGGACTACACTATGCCATACAGATGGTTGGAGTTTGGTTCTAGATGACATATGGACCTGATTCTTTGTAGTCTGGACACTAGTGATGTGGCCCTGTTCACCAACACCATCAAGATCCTCAAAGTATTTGCGGATAAGGATGGTACCATAACCACGCTGTCCATCTCCTCCCACATGCATTGAAATTATCTTTCCCGTGGTACACACTATTCCGCCACACTGGCCTGTTTTTGTGGGGTACTTGTACATGCATGTTCTGTAGGTTGGTCTACCACCTAACATGAGTGCACCCCATTGCTGGACTTTTCCAACAGGGCAGATCATGCCTTTGTACTGTCCAGAATTCACAGCCAGACATGCATCCGGTTCCTCTCTGAACTTTTCAGGTAACTTCTGCCTTATGTCTGGGAAGTTCACTGGTCTGTTTATCCTGATTGCCCTGAGCTCCAGATTCCCTTGCTGTGAGTCAAACACCACATCCTTCAACACGGTGTATCCATCTCCATTGAGGATAATGGTTTCTCCAGGTTTTGCATGTCTTGGTAAGAGAATCCACTGACCATAAAGACCTAGACCAGTGAATGGACCATTTGTACACTGCACTTCAAAAAGGGATTTCTTAATTAGGGATTGAGCATACTGTACATTTGGTCCTTGAACTTGTACCCTCACCACAGGCTTTGAAATTTGTTTGGGTTGATTGCCAGCATAGGGACCCTGACGGTCTGCAAAGATGGAATACATCACATAAATAAATCCAGCCAAGGTGGCAACTGAGGCAAGAATCCCCAGCACCGCAGATATAGTAGCCAGAGTGTCATTCACCTTCTCCCTAACTAGATTGTACTTGAATGGTTGTGGTAAAATCCACCCCTGGTCTTCACAATATTGGATGATTTCTGGGTGGGGGACAGCCTTGAGAAGGTCAACAACCTCTTGTGGGGCAGGTCTTTCACATGGTATCTTTTTCTGTCTCTGTTCATCAAGTGTGAGTAATGTGCAACTTTGTAAGTCCCAATCTGATGTAAGCCAAACGACTTCATCTTTCTTATCTTCTTTATGGTGTCCAGTGTCATCCTCACACATTTGAGTTGGACAGGGTCCCTGAAATAATGCTTCAATCAAATCACCAGTATTTTCTCTCCGATCCATCTCCATTAAAAGTTGTCCGGCGATTTCATCCAGGGTGTATGTTTTGTTTGTGTTTCGATCCTTGAATTTTGCTGCAAGCCCACAAATCAGGGGACAACACTTGGTGAATATGCAAGCATCATGTGCACATTTTGTGAGAGCAGCAGTGGCATCAAGTTTCCCATTCACCTTGTAGTCCTTCTCAATTATTATGTCAAGATCCCGGAAAAATCTCCGGTGTATGGCAGCAGGTTCCATAACAGTCGGTGGTGCGAGCACTAGCACATTCGTTGATGCCAGTACAAACTTTGCCTTGAAGGGCGACCCCTTGTCGCTCAAATCTGCCATTGGTGGGATGAACTCTGTAGATGACACCATTTGACAGAACAATTTCATGTCTTCTCCGTCAGGGTTCTGATTCAGATCATCCATTAGGACAACTTTTTGACCACAATACCCATCAAAATGCTTGGGGTCAGGTGGCAGTGAGTACGGTTTCCCACCAACATAGGTGCACAAGAGTTTAGCCAACAATGTTGTTGCCAGACTTTTCCCTGTTCCTGGACTACCATGGATACACACAGCGACCGGTTCGACACGTGTTGTTGTTGACGTTTTCACCAGCTGCTGTACATAACCATGATACTTGACAATTTGTGATGTCATAAAGTTTCTCTCCACTCCGTGAAGATCAGCTCCTCTCTTTAGGCACTCCATGTTTTTTGCCACCTTTTCAACATCTTCATCCTTGTAGGATCCACGATTTGCCCTGATTTTATCTATTGTTTCCATGAGAGCAGGGAAATGTGAGAGCTGTTCCATAAATATCTTTCTAGTAGGTTCCTCCTTCTTTATCAGGTTCTTTATCCACTCTACAAACTTCAATATTTTCTCACCAACCCACTCCAGGCCTTTAGCTGCAGTTGCACATGCATTGAACTCCTTAACCCATTCTCCAAAATTCCCCATTGGGCCCTGTTCCTCTGCCAAGCCTAACAGTGATGTTATCTTGTCTTTCAACCAGTCAAATGGCGTCCCCATTAGCATGTCAACTCCAAGTAGAGTGGCGACGCACGCAGCAGCCTCAAGGGGTTTCTCTGACCTTGCAATTAAAACACTAGCAGTTACTGCTTTCACAAGCCATGAGATAATTTTCTTAATCAATTCATTTGTGGGGTCTTTCACTCCTTTGACCACATCGGCAATTTTGTTCTTCACAGTTGTCGAAAAGCCATTCCCAAAAGATGCACCAAGTTGTTCAGCAAGTCCTCCAAACCAGCTGGTTGGACCTTGTTCCTCAACCGGCATGTAATCCCAACAAACAGTAGCTGAGGCAAGATGAGTAAAGTACGAAGTCTTGGAGCTTGCTGCTGTGGCCACACCACAAATTCCATGCTTACAAAAGAGAGGGCTACCGCACCAGCCACTGGGGATTTCACCAGGAGCAGAGATTAGGTCTTCCTGCCAGTGGTCTCCCACTGATTCTGACCCGATCTCCTCTTGAGCCTTCCACCCAGTTTTCTGATATGCTATTGATTGATAGAACAAAGCCCAATTTACAGTTGCTATACCCTCAGTGCAGTCACACAGCTTCGGGACATAGTTGCTTTTGAATTTGACTAGCACCAAGTCATGGAGGGGGTCGTGGGCAACGTGAGGTAGACCATCGTGCAAGATCTTATCTGATTTCCACCAGTGGTATGGCATGATAGCATGCTCTTCATCCATTGGGATTAGGTGTACTCCTTGGAATTCACTGTCATACGCCTTTGGCAATTTCTCAGCAACCTTCCTACACCATTTTGGGTATGATTTCTTGTGACTCTTCCCAGCTCTGTGCTTGTGGTTCTTCCTTGGGCCGACATTGTGAACAACTTCCCTTTGTGTTTGTGGCACGTCTCTTTGCAGGATAGGTCTAGGAATCCACGCTCTGATGTGTGTTGGTCGTGCAAAGACCATATACTCAACAGATAGCAATCCATCCTGCCATGCTCGTGGGTGATACAATGGTCGTATGTAAATATCACCCAACCCATTTCCTGGAAACTGTCCGTATTCGGCTGTGGCATCATCAAAATTGCTGTATCCGTCATAGAATGTGGTGTACGTCGAACAAACGCCAATGAAAGGGATCGTGAGGGTTGCGGGTGGATCATTTGAGGAAAAGTACACGCTTGGTGTCGTTGGCATACACCAGCGTGCATCATCATTCCAGATGTCTCCAACTGCCAGGGGGGGCCCTTCCAATCCTGGTGGGCAATACAAAAGCTGGAACTTGGCATTGAAGCTCTGAGTTACCTCACCTTGTTGCAAACCAACGTCACCTGCGCCCTGGTGTACCATAACCAAGACAGTCAGCTCCATATTGAACCTGTAATAGGTGAACATTTCATATTTGGTTTGCAATGCAAGTGTTGATTGGAGTGTCTCAACAGTAATGGGCACCTTCAGTGCCTGTCCATATTTGGTCCCATCAACATTAAGTCCATAGGTTGCACGTGACTTCTTGATCAGGGCATGTTTTGATAGAAAGTTGTCAATGTCAGTTTCTAATCCACTAAACCCAACCACTGTTTTTCTGGTCTCCATCAGGTGTGTAGCTTCTGCACCACCCGTAGCTCCTGTTTCAGTTGCTGTAAGTGCTGCAGACTCCCCTGTGGTTGCAGCTTCAGCCTTGTTCTCAGAGGGTTTCATGTTAATCAGTCCCTCAGTGACTTTCTCCACTGAATCAAGTGTACGCCCAACATCATCACTCAAGCCTTGGTAGAATGCATTATCAGTAGGGATCCTGAATTGAAAGTCATCAGTTGCACTCAACATGGCATATAGCTTGCCACTTGTTGTCCCACCTGGTGGGGTTACGAGGGATGTCTGGAACCATCCGGACACATATCCGGAGAATGATAGCTTATCAGTGGTGGATGTGTATCTAAACTGTGATTGAGATATCCATGGAATCACCAAAGTGGCTGATGACTGTAATCCTATGTCCCACACCACATGTGTGCCTAACATTGCCTCACGACGTGTGGTGGGGGCGGCATTACCTGGTGGGGTGTAGGCTAACAAGATCTTTGCTGTCTGCATTGCTGTTCCTGCAAAGGTAAATGTCAATTTGATTGACCCTCTATAATTGACAAAGAACTTGGATAGTCTAGCTAGATACGTTGTCATTGCCCATGTCTCATCTAGGTCCATTCTCCACACAAAAATCTGGGTTCCTCCTGCCTGATTCACACTAATGGTCTTTGTTACTTCTGGAGCCTGACCAGTCCCCCAATTGACCAACGTATCTATCCTGGATGTCTGTAGTAGGTTCACTACCTCTCCAGGTATATCATGTGGTGTGGTTGGTTCAAAAAATGGATACACTGGAAATCCTGAATTGTGGATAGTTGTTATGAACTGACCTGATCCTGGAGCATTAGCAACTATTACTCCTTGAGCAGTTGCCACCGCAGCTCGAAGTCCATTGTATTGTGTGGCAACTGGGGCAATACTGAGTGTGATGGGCACTACAGTTGATGCACCAGTTGAGTATGTTAATCCAGAGACCTGAACAATAGCAAGTGTCCAATAATTGTGTGAGGCCGCATTCTCCATCGGGGAACTGTTGACATAGGGGAGGATCAGGGTAGCTGAATTGTTTGTCCTCAAATTTATGAACTGGTGTGGAAACAATGTCAATTGGTATATTGGATACTGTTCCAGCCAGTGGTCTGTTATGTCATATTCCGCATCCAAACCAGTGATGCTCGAATCTGTGAACTGGCATTCAGGTATGGCGACTACCAGCACGCAGCCCTGGTGGAACTTTGTTGCATTTATCTGTACATGTGCAATGAGTCCTCCTCTCATGAGATAGTGGAATCTGATGTTCTGTCCAAACATTCCATAATCTGAAAGGCACAAAGGGTACCGATAACACCTTCCCTTAAATGATGCGGTCCAATTCACAGAGTCGAGGGTGTAAAACCGGTCAACAGAAGGTCCAGGTTCACTAGATCTGTCCACAGCCTCACCCATTCCAGGTGCAGGTTCGGGCCACACGCCATATCCGACTACTGCATTAGCAGCCTCCTGTGTTGTGATTGTTGAGTTCCCCATGGTAAGTTGAATTATCCTGTCAGAGTATCCGCACTCTTCCACGGTCGGTGATTTGAGCGCAGGTCCGGACAGGACATCAGCTACTGGCTTTGTGAATGCATTAGGATCCATCTGTGTTGTCGCTGATGAGTGTGCTGATGCATAATCAGAACCATAGTAGTTCACATTTATCACATGGTTGTTACTCCCCCTTATCATATTTTCTTGTGGTTTGTTGCCAGACTGAGGTGTTGAGACTGAAGCTCCACGCTGAGTCACCTTTGGTTTAACATTTCTTCGGTGCACCAAGCGACGCTTCAAAAGGAAGGCTCCATTGCAAATAAGGAAAAACATTTCATAAATGGCTTTGTGCTCCTTGGAGAGGAATTTTACAACGGACACACGTGTTTCACTGAGGACTGCCATCATGAAATTATAATAAATTGGAAACACGGACACCTGAAAGTAGTCGGTTCCGCCACCGGGTTACCCGTTACGACCAGCCATCCCCTGGATTGGGGATACTGGACCAGTGGTTGGGATTAGCCGCATTCACAGGGCCGGAGGAAACCTCCGTAGCACAATAGGCTCTTCATCTTCATTACTTGACAGTGAACTGTTCAATGAACTCCTGTGCCAGCGCAGCGTCCACTCCTGTCACCAGGTGGGGGTTGTGGATAGCTCAT